CAGCAATTCCCGAGTTTGGACCGCGGTCCCCAAAACCTATTTTCCAAGCTTTTGAAGTTGTCAAGTAAGAAAACCGTTTTGTTTTCTGAGAAATGACGACTTCTTTCCAAGTCAAGATTGCAGGCGCTAGACGTGCTGTCAATCGTTCGACTATGCTGACCTCAGCCGGAGCGAACACTCCTGCTGATACTGCTAAAGCCGCCGAGGCGGTTCTTAGCAACAAGAGCAAGGCCCTTGATGATGCGTCATTCAAGGAGTTCTACACTCTCACCTCTCTGAACCAATTTGTGAAGGAGTTCACTTGGATCAGTGGGGCCCCAGGTGTGGAATATCTTGTTCGTGTAAATCTTGATTCATGCACTGGTAGAGTGTATCGTAGAACATTGACTAATAAACTCGATGAAGTTTCCCAATCGTATGTGTGTAGTAGTCCCCTTTATGACGTTTTTGCGAAAACTGATGCTGGGACTTACACGTATGCGCTTGAGGCTAGTGATTATATGCGTCTTTCTGTTAAAGATATATTATCCTATAGAACTATCGTATGTTATCCCGTTATGCAAGGTTCTGCTGTATCTATCAATTCATATTTAGAACATGATCTTATTGACTTGTCACCCCCAAACAACGAGCATCGTGGGATGACACGTGGTAATAGATTGTTGCATACACATATGTGTTGGTATTGTGGGGATAGTTATTCTCACAAACACTCAATTCGCAGTGCTTTGGCGAGTTTTCTGATCGCACCGTTGCATTTATGCCCAAACTGCGTGCGTTCAGTAGTCAACAAAGGGACGGTTGTAGCTGAACTAGCTTATCAGTGGATAATGGCAGTCTGTGATGATCTTGTTTCCCAGGGGTATCACATGTGGCATGTAGGTGATTTGCTACTTGAGAATGCCAGACAAGCTGTGCATTGGAATTGGCCACGGAATGTTTCCTTTTCGATTTTTCCAGGTCGCAAATACAGAGATATTGCTAGAGAACACGCAACGACAACCCTACGCCATAGTGTAGATATTAGACGATACATAGCGATTGACGAGGATGCCCAGAATAGAGCTGATTTTTTGCGCAACATCAAGATCAGCAACCCCTACACCCTTCGATCTGTTTATTTCATTGAACTGTTATCTCGCAGCGCAGCCTCCACATTTGCGGACTATGTCTTTTTGCTGATGTCCAACACTGATTTCCGGATTAACCAAGGATTGACACGTGTGACTGCTTTTCAGTCCAGTGCATGCCAGATGATCCGGGAAGAACTAGCAGTGGTCAATCCTGACAAATTGGCTCAGTACAGACATTTGTTGGCTAATATGGTTGTCACGATCGATGATAGAGTTGTCACTGATCTTGGATCGTTGCAGAGTCTTGAGTGGTGTAACCCTGAAGCACCAGAAGTAGCTACTAAATACGCGCGGTATGACGATTCGTTAGATGCACCTTATGGAGAATGCGATGAACTCAGTTCATCTTTGCTTAAGCATTTTCAGCGTTTTGTAGCTAATTCTTGCCCATTCACTGGATCTCGCACCACACCAGATGCACAATCATTTTCTTTGTTGAGTCTCAAGGGAGACCCTCTACCACAAGGTCAAACCCGTCAAGAATCTGATGGAGGAGAATCTTTTGAATTGGTTGACTGGGAGTCAGCAGATGATAGAGAAGACTTCGTAGATTCAGATCTAGATTCAGTAGATATGAATGGCGAGGCCACAATGGCTTCACGCCATAGTGGTTTTGGATGGGAGGATCTCAAAGAGCACGTTCAGTATGCCAAACCGCCACCAGCTAGTCATCATTCTGCTTTCAACCTAGGGGACCTTAAAGCCCCACCAAGGGAACCTCGTGAGGTAGTGCAACATGGATGGTTGGTGTCTGGTGAGGTTGAAGAAGAAGTGGTTGAAACATTGTCGACTCTGAGAGATTCTGGAGAAAGTTTTACTAGAACTAGTGATAGATTCTCTCGGTTTTTGGACCAGATAGAACATGCCACTCTCCCAGATATTCAGCGTCGTTTCTCAGATTTTGTTCATGAAAGCGCGAATATGTCCAGCTCCATGGAGTGGATGATGGTAGTAGCTGTGTCTGGTCTCGGTTTGTTGGCGGGATCTCATTTCTTCCCTCAAAAAGTGCAATATCATTCAGGATTTGACAATATGAAAGCACACTTGCTCCAAGGACTTGAAACTATAGCTTCTTTGATGCACTGGCCGTTTAATATAACACGATTTTTCTCTGAGAATGTGAAAGTTGTTGGGAATTTTTGCAGAAATTTGTTGGCTGTTAAGGGTGTGTTGACTTCGCTTCCAGCTATTGTGAATGCCGGTATGGACCTTGCAGAATCTCTATTGAGTTGGTGGTTTGGCCAACAGGTGTGTGTAACTGAGAGTCGTAGGCAAGCTTACAATGAAAGGCAATACGTCAGCTCGGCGATTGCAGGACTGACGGAGTTGGTTTCTGAAACTTGTGAAAACTTGATGTCGGATAGAGTGCGCAGGTTGTCCTTCTTGTCTTGTACAGCGTATCTGGACACATACTATCGTAAACAGACTGCTAAGGGCTCTATCGGGGATCGAAATCTTAGTGTGATTGCAGCTTTATTGTCCAAGGCAGCCAAATTGCGAGTTACACTCGACAAACATGAATCTACTACTGCCAAGTTTGAGCCATTTTGTATATGGTTGGGTGGAGATGCTGGCGTTGGCAAAACAACATTCATTGAGGAAATGATCAACTACATATGTGATCGTCTAGAGAAAGAGGGGTACGGAGAAATACCAAAAGAATCTCGTCTCTACACGAAGAATTCTGGTGACGAATACTGGTCGGGTTATAATGGAGCCTTTACAACCCTTGTGGATGACATGTTGCAGTGTACCCCAGTAAATGGTGCGGGACCCCATCGTGATATGTTCCAGATGGTTGGTAATAAACCATTTCTTTTAAATATGGCAGCAATCTCAGATAAAGGCACCCCATTCACATCACGACTGTTGGTCATAACATCTAATGTGCTATATCCACGACCGCCCGATGTGACTCACTTGGAAGCTTTTTGGAGGAGGCGCAATATAGTTCTCAAACATGAGGTTAATCCTAAGTACAAGTCGTGGAAAGAACAGAATGGGGGTCAAGGTCTTTATCACCCAGATGTGTGTAATCAGGATGATCTGTATAAATGGACACAGCGATCAGTGTTGCCACTTGACTACGGTGGGGATGCCAACGAGAGAATTTTTACATCCCGAGTAGAACTGTTGGATTTTTTGTACAAAAAATTTCTGGACACTTATCTCATTAAAAATTGGCCAAAGTACAAACCTGGATCGTTTGAGCCGGACTTGACCCTGGAGCCTAAATTTCCCCTGGTGAGGCAGTTGCACCATACGTTTTCACCAGCAGGGGGGAGTTATCTTTTGCCGACATCATGTTTGGGTGACTCTGGGTTGATGGACAACTTTGGAGACAAAGAGTACATAGCCATGCCAGGGTTCGAGATACCGCAAAATGTGCCCCACGATAAGATCGTTCAAATATCACAATCCTCAGCGACAACACCCCTCGAGGAAGCATTGGGCCTAAAATTTTTGTCATGGGTGGATTTCATGCGTGCAGTTCAGAGATGGAGAGTAAAGATGCTTGGTGAGACTGTTACAGAGGAACCAGAGAAATTCAGTTTGATAGCACCTGAAGAAGATGACAAAGTAGAGCGTCATATTTCACCTAAATGGCCTTTTTGCATGAGTTGTGGGGTTGGTTTTCTAGCAACTGGTGCTTGTAGATATTGCTCAGCTACGTGTGAACCTCCGAGGTTTGTTGCACCCGGCTTCGAGGGAACCCGTTGTGAAACTTGTGGGTTTCCTATCAATGCGGATTCTACATGTTCATTTTGTGGAGTGACATCTCATCTTCCTGGAAATCCAGATTGCCATTATGTGCCTGTCTGGACTGAATCCCCACCTCGAAATCTCAAATATACGATGAAGAGAATATACGCTATTATTTCGGACAATCTCATTCCAGACTGGCGTAAACTCTCAGATATACCGTGGCTTCGGATAGCTAGTGTAGTATACAGTATTTATAGGGGCTGGACCTGGATGCGGACAATTGTGTCTATGATCCGTAGCTTCACTAGTCCTGAGACAACCTATAAGGACAAGATGGTGGAGGGAATGTGTACTGGAGCAGATTTTCACTCACCTGTGCCAAATGCAGAACGGACTACTAAGAAAGGTCGCCGAACCCAGAAAACTCAACGGACTACTTTTCACGGTGTACATGGAGTTTGTGAGGCCGATCTTCAACGAATTAATAAAGTAGTGAAGAATCTCTATGTCATCAAAGTAGGTGATATACATCACCCAGTTGGTTACATATTGTTTGTTGGGGGAGTACGTGCTTGTATGAATACTCATGTCTGGGATGAATTGATGGAATCTCATGAAGGCGAGGCAGTTCAACTGCAATCTGTTCGTCCAGGCAAGGATGGTAAGTTTGTTGAACACAAGGTGGTTTTTCATGATCACATGCGTTATGATACGTGGACTGACATTCAATTTGTTGAGTTGACACGTGAGACCATCCCGCAGTTTGCTGACATATCAAATCTGTGCATCAAGAAAGAAACTTCATTTACATCCCCAGCCACAGGTTTTACTATAGGTTTTGCTGGAAACGATATGTATCCTATTTATTTATCCAATATTAGTATTTTCCGAGAGAAGAAGCTAGAAATTGACAACGCAGTCGTGGGGGAGCCAATGTTGGAGGCCGACATTGATTCGCAACCTGGTTATTGCGGACGGCCGTGGTTTATGCATGATGCTACAGGCAATCTTTGGTTGGCAGGCCTTCACAGTGCAGCTTCTGAAACATCGAGGAAAGCTTGGTGTGCTCTCATTTTGCTTCATCACCTTCCTGAGGATGCCACATTTCACTCGTACCCGCTAACTTATGTAGATGAAGAACCCGATCGTGTTGTGCCTGGACAGTATGTTTTAGGTAAAGTGAAGCGTAATACCCGAAATATCTCTCAAGAAATGAAGAAATCTCCAGAGTATAATGTGTTCACCCCGCCATACACGGCTCCTGCAGTTCTATCGCAGCAAGAAGCTGTTGCACGGGGGTTGCCTAATATAGATCCTATGGATAAAGCCCTCAACAAGTATAATGTAGAAACTAAGCCACTTACAGGCCGCAAGTACCAATTGTTTCGCCAGGCAGTGGGTGATGTAGGTAAGTATTATAGTGCTATGCGGGATTCTCAGCATTATAGGAAAATTTATGATCTCGATACAGTGTTGAATGGTGATGGAAGTAAATTTTTTCCGCATATGATTCTACAAACCTCGCTTGGTTATCCGTACAAATTCCTTGCCACTAAAAAGGGTAAGAATGATGTTTTTGTGGTTGCGGAAGACAACACTATCACCTGGGCTGATACTGACCTTGCCCGAAAAGTGCGTTTTGACACCGAGCATAGAGTGGCAGAAGCTAAATTAGGTAGGTTTGTTGAGTCCTATTGGGCTGATAATCTCAAAGTGGAAACGCGTCCTCTACAGAAAGTTGAAGAAGTTAACACGCGTTTATTTGTATCTTCGAACATCACTCATCTGCTTGCATCAAAGATGTACTTCCAGGGCATAATATCTTGCATCATGTACAACCACGTGGATAATATGTGTGGAGTTGGAATCAATCCAGAGGGACTTTCTTGGCATAAACTGACTGTCAGGCTGTTAGAATATGACACGTACTTGTGTGGTGACTTCAAATCTTTTGATAAGACTATGCCCGTTGCTTTTATGTATGGGGCCTTGGATGTTATTAATGCATGGTATGCGGGTGATGCTGAAGACGAGAGGGTACGAACCATCCTGTTTGAGGAGATTGTTCGCACTCCGACCGTTTGTGACGACGCCCTTTATGTCACATCACATGGCAACCCTTCTGGTTGCCTACTCACCACTATTTTGAATTGTATTGTGCAGATGATTCTAGTGCGTTGGATATGGTTGTGTCAGTGTGAGCATAATAGTTTACTTAATATGTTGCCTTGGGATGTCATGGAACACTATATATATCCAAACGTATTTGGTGATGACCACATAATTGGGGTAGATGCCAAAGTCCTCGATTGGTTCAACCAACATGTGATCCGTGATTACTGTAGGATGATCGGCATGGATTACACATCTGCCGATAAATTTGGAGACTTGCCAATCTCAACACCTTTCACAGAAGCTCAATATCTCCAGAGAACTTTTGTTTTTGTTGATAGATTTTGGATTGGTCTGTTGCCGCATAATAAAATTATGGAAATATTGCAGTATTGTCCTAAGAAAATACCACGAAGCGAGTACCTCCAAGCTGAGGTTGATGCAATGAGTCAAGAGATGTGGAAGCATGGAGAAGAGTGCTATGCGGATTGGATGAGTGTGTGCGACTCGCTGCAAGCTAACGCAGACTTCCCACTGCGTGTGAGAACTTATGAGTATTATTTCAAGAGATGGCAGAAAATGATACGTCATAGACCTGGTTCACGGGAAGCCACTATGTGGCATACAGACCAGGATGAACTGATCCTATCTAGTTTAGGCGAGATGGGTATGGATCAAGCTGTGCATCACAGCAATTCCTCGCCTAAGTCAGTGTTGACTCAAAATACACATAATATGGCCAGACAACATAATATTGGTACAAATTTGGCTGTCGCGGATCAGCCCATAATGGGAGTTATGGATTCGTCGGCACCCTTTAATACAGTTCTTATGAACATTGGAATGGGAAATTCCACGGTTGAGCAAGTAGCAACTCGACCATATTCGGTCCATTGGGATTGGCCCGTTGGAACCGCATTTAATGAGGTGATAAATATCGCAGATATAATCTCAGAAACTTCTTTTTACCAGTTTACTAAGATGTTCGCATATTTCAGATGCAATCTCCATGTTGAGACGAAACTCAATGCCACTATGTTTCATCAAGCGCAGTTGGCAACAGCATATATACCAGATAGGTTTACCGGTAGGGATTACCAGCCTTTTTTGCCAGCTGCTTCCACAGCCGAGCTACTGGGATATCCGTGTGTCACCACTCAGGCTAGTGATTCACAAACCACCCACCTGGATATTAAAACCCAGTTCACACGATCGGCACTACCTTTTTACGAGGTTGTTTCCGATGTTGGATCTAACTCAGGTCTGACAGAGCTGGGGGAAATTCATCTTATGTCAATTCAACCGCTCCAGACGGGACCAGATAATAGTCAACAGATTGGTGTTACTGTTTTCATTTACGTGACCGATTTGCAGTATTACGGACCAACAAAACCGTCCAGCCAAATTATTCTGGACACAGCTCCAGTTGAGAGGGCTATTCGACATAGCGGAAAGGAAGATACTACACCAAGTGCTGCTAATACAGGTAATACTATCGCTGCTCCTACAGCAGATGCCCAACAATCATTTAATCCTATAGAAGGGCTAGCCCAGACTTTTGGAAATACACTAGGACCTCTCGCAGATGTAGTTAACTCTATGACTAGTACAGTGGGTAATCTTGCCCCGATGTTGTCCATGTTGGACAAGGTGACTGTCCCTCGGCAGGGTCCTAATTTCCGTAGGACTACTGGAGCTGACTATCAATTTGGGCATGGTGTGTTCAATGGAGCCGCCTTGGATATACACCCCGAGATGGACCCCAAGATGCGACCGCAATTGCCCCCAGCTTCTAGTTCGAGAGATTTGCAAGAGAAATGGATACCAATGAGTTTCTTTGAAATCTCATCCTCTAATAATCATAATGATCATTTGTTTGAAATTCCAGTTACACCCATGTGGTGTTCTGCTAATGTTCCACAGGATGAAAATGATTTGTATAAAATGCACCCTGGGGCCTTGACAGGTTTGTTTTCTCGGTACTGGAGAGGCCCTGTCCGTTTCAAATTTGAATCAGTTTGTACATCTTTCCAGCAGGCAGTGATAGCTATACGTTGGTATCCAGCCATGACACTAGGAACAGGAGACTACACTGCTGACCTACCATTCACGAGCAATGAGATCATGGAAATTAAAGGAAACACCTCAAAAGAAGTGGTAGTTCCATTCGCAGCGGATCGTGATTACAAGATGGCTAGACCGATTGTGACAATCTCAGGAGGCAAAGCTGAGCCTTATCTTAATGGATGGCTTGAAGTTTATCTCGTCAATTTGCTATCCTTTCCAACTACAGTACCGCAGTCTTTCAAGGTTAACGTTTGGGTGAGTTTCCCAGACGTGGAGTATTCCTATCCAAAGTATACTGATGCAGTTGGATTTGTGGACGAGCAAACCATCACGATTTCACCGCCTTCTGCCATCGCAGCAGAAGAGGAAGTCGAGGTGGCTGTGCGACATTCTAATTCACCTAGTAAAGCTGTGACTGGTCTTAACGTCAATGCAGGTTCTTCTGATGTTGATGCTAGCCACGAAGAGCAGGGTGAAGCCAGAGAACTAGCTGGACAAGTTGATTTTGCATATAGCCCTCACGGTATGCCGAACACAATGCAAACTTTGCTCAAACGTGAGTGGTTGTTGACTAAATTTCGTGCAGGTGGACAAACCTACACAACAGGCCAGGCTACTGTGGCTATCATTCCTGTAACCCCCTGTTTTGATTCACGTCTTGGGGTCATGGAGGCGGTTGCTCAGCATGACCGTATCTTGAGTAGCCACAGTGCTGTTGCAGATACCAACAGCTATAACGATGGAGACTTGTATCTGAATCCTCTATCAGCATTTTCTCGTGTACATAGATTTTGGTCAGGCGGCCTTAACTATTCAATTGAGCACGTTAATTATCAACCGGGGAGTACTAATAGGACGATACGTGCAGCATTCGTGCCGCTGAATTATGAACTCGAGTTTAGCAATAAGACATGGTTGGCTGCTCAGAGCGGCACGGTGCGTGATACTTATAGTATAGGAGCATATAAGGGTCGTTTGTCTGAATTGGAATATAACATGTCTGGAGTCGGTCTTGCTATAGAGCAGGAGTGGCAGCAGGGGGTGCTGAAGGTGTCGATACCATATTATTCGGCAAGTAATACTAGAGCAACATGCCGATCCTCGCGAGTAGGGAAGAGCTACGCTCTTGATGGAACCGAGGAAAATGGTATCTGGAACCAATACCTACCACCTGGATGTACTATCGGTCATTTGATTTTGGTTAGTGAAGATACGGCCAATGTCACTAGTCAGTTTAATATATATATTAGCGCCGGAGATGATTTTTCATTCCACACTCCAGTAGGTATGCAATATGTATCTTATAAGAATTATGTAACTGCTGAGAAGCCTTGGAGCG